GGGGAACTTCTCAGCATCTGAGAGGCTCGTATCAAGCATGAACTGTAACATGAAGTTACTACGTCCCATGGATGCTTCCCTTTCAATAAGGTCATCATCGTTAAATCTATCGGGGTCAGTACAGGTACCAGATTCGGCACCCATATCTATATCTTCTTGTAATGCAGGAGCTATTAATCCTTCATAATTTGTAAGGTTTTGGGGGTATCTGGCTGGCCAAACGAACGGACGGTACGAACGCTCTGCCAACTTACGATACACAGTAAACACAGTCTGAGGAGTCCCGAGATACATAATACGAGAATCGTCTTTCGGCGTAAGGATGGACTCAGCTTCTGTACAGAGTTGTAAAAGTTTTTCACGCATTAACTCCGTCATGGAGTTTCCAGGAACTTCTATATCGTCCAAAATCATTAAATCTGCTCTGCTTCCTGTTAGCTGTCCAGTTATTCCCACGCTTTTTACGCTTGGGGCTTGGTGTGGCGAACAAAGGACGTCGAAGCTGATGCGACTCCAACGAGAATCTTCTGATTTCGGTCTGAGATGTTTGAGCCATGAAGTTTCAATGATAAGTTTTTGTAGGAAGATTGACATGTTATCTGCTCTCTCTTTAGAGGCAGAGATTATCATTATTTTCTTTTCAGAATCTTTGAACAGGGTCCATAAGACAAAAGCACCAGTAATCCAAGATTTACCAACACCTCGAAAGGCTTGGATCTGTAATCTTTTTGGTCCATGTTGTAAATAGTCAGCTATGGAGTATTGGGCTCTTGTTGGTGAGGGTAGATCTAACTCCTCCCACAAAGCTTGTAGGAAGAGTTTAAAATCATCTTTTAATGCGGTTACTGCATCTGTCATACTTTCCAACGGGTACCCATTCCACTAGAATCTAGGGAATCAGCACCATCTTTTTTAAGTTTCTTTAGGAGTTCATTAACTGCAGGATCTTTACCTGAGCCTTTATAAAAAACTCCAGGTATTCCTGCTATTGTCTTCGCTTTAGGGGAAGACTTCATTTTACCTTTTCTTGGTCCTTGTGCCATTTTTATTAGGTTTGTTTGGTATGGTTTTCTGTTTAGTTTTAGATTTTACAGGTTTCTCTACTCTACCAAGTGTAACATCAGTACCTTTAGCATAGCTTTTCACTGTTTCATCAAAACCTTTAATATTTTTAAATGCTGGCCCAGCTGCCTCGGTCTTCTGTTTCAAATAAGGCATAACAACATCTGCATAAACATCTAATATATCAAACATTTCATTGATACTTGTTTCACCTTTAGCAACAGAATCACCAATTGCTTTCATATATTCACCTATATCAAGGTCTCCAAGTTCAATACCTTGTTCTCTAAATAAATTATGTAGCTCATCATGAGGTAATTGATCTAGTAAACTTAAATTTGCAACAGTACCAGATGTTGGTATTTCTAATCTTTTTAATTTTAACATTAGATTAGCAGCAATCATAGGATCTTGAGCAACTTGATTTAAAAATGCTAAACCACCTTGTCTATTTGTAAAGAAAGTATGATGCCATTCTTTTTTACCATCTCCAAAAAGTTTTAGTTGTTGTTTTAAAGCATCTCGGTTAATCTTAAATACATCTTTAGTTTGTGTAAAAAGATTTAACGAAGCAAGATCTCTTAAAGAACGGTTATTAGTTTTAAAATTTTTTAAAGCACGTTTAAGAGATCTATCACCTTCTGGAAGATTTTCTTTTGAAAGTCTTTTGAGATCACCTCTATAACCTTTAGTTACTTCAGTTTGTTCTTCTAATAAACCTTGACGCTTTATCATTGTATCAAATAAACCACTTGATACTAATTCTTCAGGTGTAACTTCGATATTATGTTCAGCTAATTCTGTAAAAAGAGGAGTTTTTAATCCTTTTATTAAATCTTTTTGATCATTTGCAGCTAATAAAGATTTAGATAAACTATCGTCTATTTCTGGTATAAATGATTCTCCTTCTCCTTTTTTTAAAGGCCAAGGACCAAAAAGAAGTGAATCTTCTTGTTTAGGAGCAGCTTCACCAGAAGCTTGCTGTAAATTATTAGCTTTAATAGTATCTTCATTTAACTGATTTACACCATTATCACCGAACCGAGCTACTTCATTTAAAGCACCTTGATCATTATAAGTAGCATTTGTTATATGTCTTCCAAGGTCTTGAGCTTCACCTTTTTGTATAGAATTAAGTATACCTGGTCCCCATGTAGGATGTATACCACCCTCTCTAACAAAAATATCTTGAGAAGAACCAGGTTTAAATCCAAATGATTTAACAATAGTATCAGCCTGATCAAATGGTAACCGTTTTAAAACTTCTTCAGCTCCAGCTTTGACCAGTTGTTTCATTACTGCCATATATTACCTCCTTATTCTACATCACGCCAAGTATCAGGGCGTGTCTTTTTTTTCCTTCTAGTTTTTAATGTACCAGCTTTACGTGCTGCTTTCCAGTCCTTATGACTTTTTTCTAATTTTTTAATAGCTTCTTCTCCATGTATCTCTACATTCTTAGCTCTCATGCGATCACGTGTAGTGAATTTCTTCTTAGAAGTATCTTTAGAAGATTTTTTAGATTCAGATGTCTTTGTCTTATCAGTAGATGAAGATGTGGTTCCTGTAGTAGAATCAGAGTTACCAAATGATTCTCTTCTACCTTTTCGGATGTCTTCTCCTTGCTTTCTATATTCAGCTAGAGTCATCTTTTTCCCTCTAGTTCTATAATCTAGTTGTTTAAAAGCTCTATCCATAACTTGTCCAGTTGCCCAATCAGCAGCAATTCCTATACCTACTTGAGCACCACCTTTAGCTAAACCTTTTGCATGTTTTAATCCTTTTATATTCTTACCAATTCCTACGCCTTTTTGAATAGCCCTAGTTCCTTTAGCAGCTTTTCTTGCTTTTTTAGTCAAATCGTCTGATGGCATTCTGAAATCTTTAGTTTTCGATTTCCATTGAAGACCTTTGGGTGTTCGGGTACTCTTAACCTTCCTATCAAAATCTCGAATAGCTCTTCTTTCGTCAAGCTTTTGACCTCTTTTTGCACCTCTTTCCATGGTTTTTTGTAACCAACTCTTTTTCGCTGGTTTTTTAAACTTAGTAACTTTAGGTGCTTTTTTCTTATCAAATGGATTTTTTGCAGCTTTTGCTTTAGGCTTAGGCTTAGGAGTAGGCTTAACTTTAGGTTTAACTTTAACTTTTAAATTAGATTTTTTATACTTATTGAATTGATCCGTTACATCATATGCACTGCTAGTAGCTTTTGCTTTACCTGATTCTCTGGTATATACTTTAGCTTGATCTTTTAATTTTCGTAACTTTGAGGATTTGTTTCTTGCTTGTCCTCTAAAACCTTCTCCAGGCGATTTTACATTTTTTCGGGTGTAGACTTTTCTTTTTTTAGGTACAGCCATCGGTTAATCCCAAGTAGAACTTTTAGCTTTAAAGGATTTAGCCATTTCTTCTTTACGCTGTTTCTTCTTCAGCTTCTTATACTTTTCTGGATTATTTTTCCGCATTGCATCCATTTTCTTTCTATTATCTTTGAAAGCTTGATTCTTTTCACCTTGCAGTCTTAATCCAGTTTTACTATGACCAGCATCTGTTAAGGTCTTTTGAATCTTACCTGCTGCAGTACCTTTCTTAATATTCTGTGTAATCTTTCTATTTTGTATAGCTTGAACTGGATTAGCATCACTTTGCCATTTCTTTTTAATATGTAAAGCACCTTTTTTAAGTGTACTTCCTGCTTCTCCAGCTAAATCTTTCCAAGAATGATTTTTCTTATGTGGCATGATTTTAAGTAGTGTAACGTTTAAGTTTCTTTTTATTTTTTGTTTCGACAGCTCGGTTTTTAGCTACCGATTCCCAACCATTTTTACCAGAGCCATTTACGTTATGCCCTGCTTCTGTGCCAGGAGGTTGTTTGATGCCTTTACGTTTTAAAGAGTTTCTTAAGTTATCAGCATTCCTTCTGATTCTTTTAGCTTTCTCCGTTTGCATCCATCGTTTAGCGGTGGTTTTCTTTCCACCATTGGCATATCTAGCTTCGCTTGCCATATAACCTCCGATTAACAAGATCAGGGTCTACCTTTGGCATTATCCGATTTAACTTGTCTAGGGGGTTTCCTTCGTATGCTACACCACTTATATCATTGGCTTTTAACCAATCACAGGCAGCTTTTAAGTCCTGTGTGGTAGCTTCTTTTGTTTTAATTCTATTTAAGAATTCATTTGTAACAAGACCATGTAGTTCATGGAACTGTTTTTCTGTTGCTTTCATTACCAGTCACCGCTTTCTTTTAACTGGTCTATTAAATCTTGAGTAGATTTGTTCGGATGTTTGCCTTTTTTCTTCCGCTTTATAGCATCCATACCTTCTTTAAAATCAAGAAAATCTTGACCAGTTCTTTTATTAGCCATTAGAGAATAGTTTTTCTTTTACAATTTTAAGTGCTTGATCATCTAACTTATTATCAGTTCTAGATACATAAGCTTCTAATAGATCTACTACAAGCTTCTTGACTGAATCTGACTTCAAGAAGGCGAATAGGATGGGCTTGATAATTAGGATCATTGTTTTAAAAAGGGTTATACCAAGGCTTTTCCTTGGGGATTGGGGGTTGTGTTGATTTTAAATATGAAGCAATTGGAACTATATCTGCACATAGCGGATATAATTCAGACTTAGGATGAATCATAAAACCTTTAGTCTGAAGTTCGGCACATTTAAGTGCTCGAACTAACTCGTAATCCAATCGCATTTTCTCTTCTTGTCTAGCTGCCATTGATCTGCAGCGATTTAAACCTTCTCTATCTAATGGAACCATAAAGTTTACTTGGAAACCCCAGTTCTCAGCCATAGTATAGCTGGAAGGAGTCATTTTACCTTCATCGATGTCCCAAGGTTTCGTATGATTCCCCATATAGAATGGAGAGAATGTCATGGTACTACCATTACAACTTATGTTTGGACCATAATGTTGTCTAGATGGAGCACCATTATTTTGAAATTGTACGGCCTGGTTGGTCACATTGCCCGTTGCAGCCGCTACTGGATTAGAAGTATTGTTTGTCTCGCCTTCATTAGCACGAACTGGTGCTATTGAGAGAAGACTGATAAGGATGTAGTAGTAGAAGTAGTGTCGATTTCTCGGTCTATTTCTGTTACTGACAGTACTTGACTGGCTGCTCTTGTTACTATTTCTAGTGTAAAGTCGCTTCCAGGTGTTGTCAGGGTAAAGACTGAATCGGAATCTACTATACCTCCTGACGAGGTTGAAGTATGGGTTATGTTGTCCCCAGACCATTTGTTTAATGCGGACCCATAAGTTGTGGTGGTTATTTCCTCCACGATCTCTTGGGTTGTTGTAGTTGTACTGTTCATCGAACCCTGGGTGAAGTTTGGGGTTACTAATTCTGCTCTCGCTACCGTGGGTGATGTCAGTAGGAAGAGTAAAAACCATTTGTTCATTCTTCCTTTTTCTTTGCCATTGGACAGTTGACGGGTTTACTTCCGTTTTTATTACCAGTAGTCAAGCCGAATGTTGCAAGTGCTCCAGTAAATACCGAAGCTACGAACGTAATATCTGAGTTACCAGATTTCTTGACCATTGGGATATCCACATAATTCATTGTTATAATAAAGCCTGACCAAACTACTACGCCAAGTCTGACAAATGTACCAAGAATTTGGATTTGGTGTTCTTGATCCTCTGCAGCATCTTTTAGCTTTCCGAGGAATCCTTTTTTTTCTTCCGTTTTTCCTTCCATTTATTTATCTTGCCTTGTAGGAATTTAGTAAGTTTCTTCTTTATTTGATCAAAGAATGGAGTGGCTAATGTTGTAGTGGCTACAGCTGCAACAGCAGCATATGTAGCAGTTGTAACAACCTCTGCAGTGGGTAAAGGCATCTGTATATCAATTACAGGTATCTTCATACTTGGTGCAGCGGGTTGTTCTGTTTTTTCCTTTGTTTCCGCTTTAGTCTCTTCAGGAGCCTCTAGATCGGCTGGAGGGATCACCATGGGGCGATATGATGGAATCATAGCCGAAGGGGGCTTCAGCTCGATTCTAGGCAGGTCTATGGGCTTAGGGAGGTCAGGCTGAGGTAGATTTATTTGCAATTAAGAATGCTTTGAAGTCTGCTTTGACTTGATCTGTCCACGCAGCGTTGCAAATTGCCTGAACGTCGCTGTCCTCGCCCGATATGTTTGTATTTACCAAATTATCACTTGCATCAAGTTTTCCTGGTACTAATACTTTTCTATGAAAGGAACGGGTAAGTTCCACACCATCTTTTTTAATAATGGTTGCAGTTCTTACTTGAATGTTCCATTTATTAACGATTTCAATCTTATCGTTTTCCTGTGACTCTGTTAAGGCCATTTAAGAATATTCTCCGAATATAATAGGTTTATGGCTTAGTTTAGAGACTTGCTAACGGTCTATACTCGATAACTACCCGCAAACATCCATTTGAATTTATCTCCATTATCCATTTGTGTAATACCCCACGCAGTTTGAAGTGTGGGATTATCTACATCGTATTGATGAACAGCAATATTACTTGTATTATTTGACATCCTTAGCATGGCGTTATTCCTGCCAGAAGAAAAATTATTTGGTATTAGTTTAACAGTGTCAGAAAAAGCACCAACGCATCGATGTGCTGTACTGGCAGAAGAAAATGGTAATCCTGCGATTAATCCATCCCCTACACCATTAGTAGCAAAATCTCCTGCATCAATGTCTATAAAAACTTGAATATGACATATATTTCCAACTTTTGTATATCTTCCGTCTTGATGTTGATAAGTAATACCAGAAGGATCAGTTGTTGTAGCACCGATAAAAGGAGTAAATGAACCTTCTTCATAGTCGTCCAACTCATTACTTGATGTAGTTCCTCCCACATGGAGACCGCCACTTAAATATAAATCTTTCCAACGTAATGATGATGTTCCTAAATCATAAGTATTGTCAGTTGCTGGAGCAAAATGCCCAGAGCCATCAATTTTAGCTCTATTAGTACCATCCTCTCTAAACATTATTCCAGAAGAGCCACCGCAAAGAAATAACATATTGTCGTGGGCTTGGATTTTTGGAGTATTAGTACTGCCAGCCCAATTTCCATTCGCAAATCGAATATCACTTCCACCGCCCGCAATTTCAACTCCAGTACTTGTGGTTTTAAAACGTGACGTGTTATCGTGGTACAAGACTACTTCTCCATCATCGTGACAGACAATACTATTTTCACCATCTCTTGCTGTTATATAAACATTAGAATCATCATTAGTACCACCACATTGGATGTATAGATGACCACTCTGAGCATCTATATAATTATTTGTGCCGTCATGTTTGATATACAAATCATTTCCAGAACCCCAGTAAGCAGCAGCATTATCTATCCATTTAACAGTTGCATCTAAATCTTCTATATGTTCAGCACCAACAGCGTCATCCGCTATTTTAGCTCCAGTAATTTGGTCAGCAGCAATGTGAGCTTCATCTATACTTCCATCTGTTATATGTTCAGAATCTATAGCGTCATCCGCTATCTTAGCACCAGTTATAGCATCAGCAGCAATATCGGCTGTAGCAACTGTAGCATCTAAAATACTTTTTGTTGTTATTTTATTTAATGAGTTTGCCATAGTTTATTTAGCCTCCAATGCAGCTACTTTTGCGGATAGTTCTTTTACAGCGTTAACTAGAACGGGAACTAATCGTTCATACTTTAAACCATATCTTTTACCATCATCAGTTAAATTAACTGTTAACATGTCATCTTTATTAGGATTTCCTTCAATAGCTAAAACATCTTGAGCTAAGAATCCAAGATGTTTTTTAGTTTTTTTCTTACTACCATCAGGTGTATTATTATCATACCAAGAACGCTTATCCCAACGATATGTCACAGGTTTTAATTGATTAATCCAATTCAATCCATTAGTAAAGTCAGTTATATCAGTTTTATCTCTTTTATCAGAAGATGAGATAGATGTATCAGCACAATATATACTTGTTATATCATCATTACCTAGAACTACTACATTATTATGGCTAGTAAGTTCTCCACTAGGCGAACTTCCTCTACCTGCATTCTGTCCTAAACATAAATTATTACCACCTGTTGTAATATCTTCACCAGCAGATCTTCCTACAGCAGTATTACCATTTCCATCTGTTGCCTTTGTTAGAGCCTCTCTACCAATAGCAACATGATCATTACCTGTAGTTATAGCGTCACCTGCTAGATGACCTAAAGCACAGTTATGGTTTCCAGTTGTAACCTCTGATAATGCATTATAACCAACACCAGTATTATCATCACCTGTTGTGATTGCATCTCCTACATAAGAACCTACAGCAACATTACTATCACCATCTGTAAGGGAAGATAATGCAGTATATCCAACAGCAGTATTATTATCTGCAGTTGTTGCATTATATAAAGCTATACGTCCTACTGCTGTATTTTGACTTCCTGTTGTATTCATTTTTAGGGAACTCTGTCCTACAGCAACATTATTAGAACCTGTTGTGTTTGTAGTCATAGCGGTTGTTCCCACAGCAGTATTTTGATCCCCTGTTGTGTTATTTGCTAAGGTACTTGTTCCAACAGCAGAATTACTAGAACCTGTCGTGTTTTTACCTAACGCATCTCTACCAAAGGCATTATTAGTTGATCCTGTTGTATTTGCATCAAGAGCAATAGAACCAACGGCAGTGTTGTCTGCTCCAGTTGTGTTTACCCTCAGAGCAGACGCACCAACAGCAGTATTGTTATTTGCGGTTGTATTTGCTCTTAAAGCTTCATATCCAAGAGCAGTATTATAATCTCCTGTTGTATTGGTTAAAAATGACTCATATCCCATTACAACATTACTTCTACCTGTAGTATTTGCAGCTGCAGCACTCTTACCTATAGCAGTATTTTCTTGACCTGTTGTATTTGCTTGTAAAGCTGCCGTACCAATAGCGGTGTTATCACTAGCTGTTGTATTACTTTCTAAAGCACCCTGACCACAAGCAGTATTACTATCTCCAGTTGTATTTGCAGTTAAAGCTAAACGACCAAAAGCTGAATTAACATCTCCTGTTGTGTTTGCAGATAAAGCTACATATCCAACAGCAGTGTTATTAGCTCCAGTTGTGTTTGCACTTAGAGCATCACAACCAACACCAGTGTTATTTGATGCAGTTGTAGTTGCCTGAAGAGATCCTTTACCTACAGCTGTATTAGCACCTCCAGTTGTTATTGCTGTTCCTGCATCTTTACCAATAACAGTATTACTACCTCCAGTTGTGATTGCATCTCCTGCGTATGCACCGATAGCAGTATTATCATGTGCAATTGTGACTGCAGCTCCTGCGTTATAACCTAATGATGTATTATCATCACCTTCAGTAACACCAGCTAATGCATTAGAACCTGTACCAGTATTTCGTGCTCCAGATGTCACATTATAAAGAGTATAATGACCTAATCCTGTATTATGTTCTCCTGTAATAGTTGCACCAGCCATTGATCTATCACCAACAGCAGTCGTGTAGGCAGCAGTTGCATTTTCAGCAGCCTTATAACCAACAGCAGTACAAGCACTTGTAGTAGTATTATCTTTTAATGCATCTGCACCTACAGCAGTATTTTGTGTTCCTGTTGTGTTTGCAAATAATGCAGAAAAACCAACAGCAGTATTGTTATCTGATGTTGTTGCTAATACAAGTGCATTATGACCAACAGCAACATTTTGAGCACCTGTTGAATTAGTACCAAGAGCACTCTTACCAACAGAGGTATTACTAGCACCTGTTGTAGTTGCAGCTAATGCCTGATAACCAATACCAGTATTGTTACTTGCTGTTGTGTTTGCAGATAATGCACTAGAACCTATAGCAACATTACCATCAGCAGTTGTGTGTGCAGTACCAGCATTATACCCAATTAACGTATTATGAGTTGCATTTGTTCCATCAAAGCTATCACCAGCATTCGTACCAGCTACAGTATTATTTTGTCCATCTGTAGTAACTAACTGAGATCCAGAAGCTATCTTAGCTGTAGTAACTGCATTACTAGCTAACTTAGCTGTAGTAACATTAGCATCAGCAATCTTCACTGTTGTTACAGCTCCACTACCTATCTTAGCAGCAGTAACTGTACCGTCAGCTGGTGTGGTTGGAGTAATAGCTGAACCAGTTTGAATTATAAATATATCATCTCCACTAGCAGGGGCTGCACAGAATGTAATAGTATCTGAATCAGCCATGACAAATCCATCTAAACCTGATGCACTTGTACCTGTGTTAGGTTTCTGTACTACACCATTAACACTAACCATAAGTTGTGCTGCACTTGTTACAGAAGCTGCACTACCACTGGTTGATGTTTCTTTTAGGTCAAACGTAACAGTACTACCATTTAAAGTAGCAGCATTAGTTGTACCTGCATTTGTCATTACAAGGTATTTGAAATCACCAGATGAGGTTACTTCACCCCAACTTGATCCATCATACACCTTCATCTTAGAAGCTGCAGTATCAAATACTAAGTCACCAGCATCATTATTAGATCCAGGTTCTCCAGAGTTAACACGGTATCTAGCTTGAAAATCATTGATGTCATCAGATAACTGTTTAACATCAGATTCAGATGCTAAAAGCTTATGATAATTATATACATTACTTGATCCAGTAGAAGTTACCATTAGACCATTTCCACTAGCTAGTGTTTCACTATAAAGACTAGAAGGGAAATTATTAATTGTAACGTTATCAGATCCATTACCAGCTGTACGTGCAGTAGTAGAAGATCCACTTCCACTAACAACAATACCAGCTGCATCAGCAATTGATATTACAACACCTGATGATGGTTGAGTAGAAGGGAAATTATCTTCATCTGCTATAACTTCAAGACCACCAATAGGGGCTATCTGTGCAGCTACATAATCAACAACAGCTCCTGATGTAGGAAGTTGTGTGTCGCTATCTGATATACTTGTCTGTTTTAGATCACTAGCTAGTTTAGCCAGTGTAATATTTGAATCTGCAACCTTATCGGTAGTTACGTTAGCATCTGTTATCTTAGCTGTCGTAACAGCATTAGAAGCTACTTTAACTGCTGTAACTTGTCCATCTGCAATGTGTGCAGTGTCAATTGAAGCATCAGTATAGTGTTCTGAGTTTACAGCGTCATCAGCTATTTCGGTTCCTGTTATAGCGTTAGGTTCTATTTTAGCATTTGAAACTGCATTATCTGCTAAGTGAGCTGTATCTATTGATCCATTAGCATAATGTTCAGACTCAATAGCATCATCTGCTATCTTAGCTCCAGTCACAGCGTCAGCTGCTAAAGCTGCTGTATTAATAGCATTAGCAGCTATCTTAGCATTAGTGATATGACCATCTGTTATATTTTCTGTATTTACAGAGTTGTTAGCTAATTTAGCATTAGTAATTGCGTCAGCTGCTATCTTAGCTGTAGTTACTTGAAGATCTGCTATATGTTCAGTATCTATAGATCCATCAACATAATGTCCTGAATCAATAGAGTCATTTGCTATCTTTGCTCCTGTAACAGCATTGGCAGCTATTTTAGCTGTGGTGATTTGTCCATCTGCTATATGCTCAGTGTCTATTGATCCATCTATATATTGTCCTGAGTCAATAGCATTATTTGCTATTTTAGCTGTAGTTACAGCATTATCTGCTAGATGAGCTGTATCAATACTACCGTCTGTATAGTGCTCTGAATCAATAGCGTTATCTGCTATCTTTGCTCCTGTAACAGCGTCAGATCCAATCTTAGCTGTAGTTACAGAACTAGATGCTAGATGATCTGCATCGATAGAACCATCAGTATAGTGTTCAGAATCTAAAGCATTATCAGCTATCTTAGCTCCAGTGATAGCATCAGCTGCAATCATACCTGTAGCTACTGATCCTGTATCTCCAGTCGTTACTACAGTACCTGTTACATTAGGTAAGGTAATAGTACGATCAGCAGTAGGGTCAGTAACAGTAAGCGTTGTCTCATATCCATCGTCTGTTGCACCTTCAAATATAATTGTTTGATCTTCACCCATTGTTAGGTGACCTGTCATCGTACCACCAAGAGCTGAAAGCTTCTGTTCGTCGTACTCCATAGCCTTACGCATTAACTGCGTTTGGTTATTGTTAAGGTCTTCTGAAGTTACTGATGAGCCTGGTGCATAGGTAGCCCTTGGTGTAGGATCACCCATATCTGTTACAGGTCTTATAACTATAGTACCACTAGACAAATCAGCTCCACCAATATGAATAGTCTTTGCTGAAGTATCTACAGTATATTCTCTAGGGGAGGCGGATTCATTTATTGTAGAAGCTGTGAATGTTAACTGTACGTTATCTAATTCACATTCAACTTCTGTACCTTTAAATACATCAAAACTCCCAGAGTAGCTAAATGTATTTGCTGCTCCTGTATTTTGGGAGTAGGTTTTTGTTACTTTTGTAT